TTAGAGCCGGAAATTTCAATTTTTTTGTCTACGAATGCTGGAACTGAGGACATTGTCCACACTTTAGTAATTCGTGTAAATTGTTTGATTTGTAAGCTTTTGGAACCGCTGCTCGTTTTGTGACGTGAAATTGTCCACGGATTCTCTTAATTGGAATAAGCGAGTCCTCCCATGCCACTCATGATGCGGAGCACATTGTAGTTCGTGGCATACACGCGGACCGTGGAGCTCGTGGCCGTGCCGACCGCGTTGTTGGACACCGTGAGGAGGAGCGTGGTGTTATCAATGCGGGATAAGTTGCACGTGCCAGAGGGCTGGTGCTGCTCAGGCTGGAGAGCGAAGGAGTAGACGTTGATACCAACGGCAGGGACGTTGGTGTGGTGCTGGTAGGGCTGCACCTCGTTGAAATAGCGACCCTCGCGCACCTGGAAACGGTCGTGGCCGTTGAGCTGGAGGAGCGCCGTGACCGTGGGGTTGTTGCCGGCGAGGCCCTCCACGCGCGTGACGGAGTAGCCAGACTCGAGGACGGCGCGGTCCCACCAGTCGGAGTAGTTGAAGGGCTGCGCGCCCTTCCAGGGGCCAACCACGTTGTCGTCGCAGGACACGAAGGAGTCGCGCTGGACAACCCAGATGAGCTCCTTGCAAGGGTGGTTGAAGTTGAGCTTGAGCTTGTTGGATGAGCTCGTGATGGACTCACCGCCCGTGAACTGGAGCGTCTCGATGAGGTACTCGTGGGAGACCTGGGCGAACTTGCGGCGCTCGTCCGTGTCGAGGTAGATGTAGTCCACGTAGAGGGACGCGGCGACGAGGCCAGCGGCCGCCACGCGGTCGCGGATCGTGTGCGTGTTCGTGAGGAGAGGCGTCTGGTCGAAGCAGAGGTTGCGGAGGTCGTTGAACTCGAGGTTGATGCGGACCTCGTGGTACTGGAGGGCAATGAGAGGGAGAGCAAGTCCAGGGTTGCGGTTGAACCAGAACTGGAGAGGGATGTAGAGCGTGTACTCGGGGGAGCACATGAGGAACTCGTTGGACGTGTTGGGCTCGCCGCCGGCGCAGTAGTTGTCGCAGTCCTCGCCACCCTGCACTAGGAGATTCGTGAGCTGGGGCACGTTGCCAACCATCTTGGCGTAGCCGGCCTGCTTGCCCGCCTCCTGGGTGAGCTCATTCCAGATCTGGAGCCAGTCACCGTAGTGCTTGTCGATGCGCTGGCCACCGATTTCGAGCTCTACGTTCTTCACTAGATTGTGACCGACCCAGTTGAGCCAGCGGAACTGGGCACCTGAGCCGTCCGTGCTCTGGAGAGTTACCTTGGGGAGCGTCGCCTGAAGGTAGATACGGTAGATTAAGTCACCATTGCGCTGGATGGTGCACGTAACCTTGCGGCCAAAGCCAGGAGAGCCGTTGAAGGGGTTCTCAATGGACTCCATGGCGAAGTTCGTGTGGCGGCGGTAAACCACCTTGAAGAAGGTAATCTGGGGATTTCCCGTTAGATAGACGTCCTGAGCACCGTAGGCTACAAGTTGCATGAGACCCCCTCCTGTCATGTTGTTATACCTAGCTAAGAGAAAAAAAATTCGGCAAAATGGAATTTTCGGCGGAAAAAGGAAACATGCCGGAAGGCAATTTTGCTAATATATCCGTTTCTCAACTTTCACCTTCTTGTCACTGTAGATCCAGAACTCATATTTGAATCCAGCTTTTTACACATGCCTGAGCTTTCTCTTCAATATTAGCCATAGCTTTACAGTGGACTCAGGCCTCATGGGAGCATGGGGGGTTTACCCCCAAAGCGGGGCCATGGGGGTATGGGGGTTTACCCCCCATCCCATCCCATCCCATACCGGAGCCAGACACTACTCATTCTTAACGCACCCTTCAACCAATGGGCTAAAGAAACACCCCTGGAAACCCTTAGTATATGAACGACCCCTTCTTCAAGATAAGGCCTTCTAAGAGGTCAAATCCAGAAGCCAGAACAACTCTTGATACGGTGCATCAGCATTATTTATCCAAAATCAAGGATACTAGTGAGCATGGCTCAATGCTTAAAAATAAGTATGAGAGCCTAGTATCGGAATTAAAGAAGGAGCATTGTGATATTGAGAAATATCAGCTTGAGCAGGAAATAAAGGAGACAAAGGACAAGTTAGAATCAATTGATGAGAAAGGGGCAGTCTTTGATTACTATCTTCAGACAGGTGATCTCCTTTTCCAGTATTATGATATCCAGGATAGAATCAATCGTGGTGCAGACAATGTTGTTCAGATTGCTGATAGAGCGAGGCCTGGGAGTGTTTTTGAAGCTCTGGAAAATGCTTCCAGAAATGACATTAGTGGTGTGAAACTCTTACCCCCTTCAAATTCTTACTCAAATAGAGAGCACGGTGGGGATACCTTGCGCAGAGATACTCTGTTAGACCAGTATCTCCAGAGAATTAATCCCCATTATTCCAGGCCTTCCATGCATGCCCTCAATGATACATCATTTATGTGTGATGCATGTGGTGAGGACATGAAGATTTCCATCAATGACGCCACCGTTTCGTGCCCGCATTGTGGTTTTCATAAACTAATCCTGATGGATTCAGATAAACCTAGTTATAAGGACCCGCCTCGTGAGGTTTCCTATTATGCTTATAAGCGTATTAATCACTTCAATGAGTGGCTTGCGCAATTCCAGGCGAAGGAGAGCACAGAGATTCCAGAGGAAGTCTTTGAAAACATTCAGGCTCAGATTAAGAAAGAGAGGCTTCAGGCGTCCTCGCTCAATCGCAGTAAGATACGCGAGATTCTAAAGAAACTTAAGTATAATTCTTTTTATGAGCATGTTCCGCATATCTTGAGCAGGCTCAATGGTCACACGGCACCAGTAATGGGTAGAGAGACGGAGGAGAAGCTGCGTTATTTGTTTAAGGAGATTCAGCCGAGTTTTCAGAAGCATTGTCCAGCAGAGCGCTCTAATTTCTTATCGTATTCCTACGTTCTCTATAAGTTGTGTGAGCTGCTGGAGCTAGATGACTTCCTTCATTGTTTTCCCTTACTAAAAAATCGTGATAAGCTATATGCTCAGGATAAGATTTGGGAGAAGATATGCAAGGATTTACAGTGGGAGTTTATAAGGTCAATTTAGAAACATGGACTAAACCGCTAATGCTAAATATTTACAATATTTAGCGTTTGGGGACAAGGGGGTAGCCTATGGCCAAGGGGGTAGCCTATGGCCAAGGGGGTAGCCTATGGCCAAGGGGTTTACCCCCTTTTCCAAACCTCATAGAAATTCAAGTAGCATGGGAATTTCAGGTCAAATGCTTCCTGACTACCCTTTTCAAAATAGTCTACATAGAATCCATACTCCTTAAGAGTCATATCTATATAATTTTTATGCTCAACATCTCTATAATCATTTTCAGTTATAATTAAGTTTATATTATTTAATATTCCAGGCATATCTTGCAGAATATAATAGAACGCACCTTCACAATCTATAATGAGAGTATCAAATGGAATATTGTATTTTGCATTTAATTCATCTAAGGTAATTGTATTTACAGAATTATATCCCTCTAGAACAACATCACTTGTAATCGTATTCCAGCCACGCTGAATGAGTTTTCTGGTTGATAGTGCTGCATTTTCTACGTGGAAAGACATATTATTTAGAATACGATTCTCTTCTAGCTTCCTTGAAATACCGGTGTCGGATTCTAGTGTAACAAGATTGCTATTATTCTGCGCAAGAATATGGGCTATTACTAAACTATTTCTTCCAATATTACCTCCTAATTCAAGAACTTTCTCATTACCAGTCAAATACTTTACAGCCATTAATTGCTCTGGAAATTCGTCGTTGAAGCTGCCATACTTGAGTTTTAATTGCGAGTGAATTTTTCTCAAGGCTGGAAGGGTTTGTCCGTCATTTTCCAGAATAACTGGTGGTTTCGCTTGTAGCTTCGCTTGTAGCTTCGCTTGTAGCACTTGAACCTGTGGCACTATTGCAGTAGTCTCTGGTACCTGTGGTACCTGTGGTACCTGTGGTACCTGTGGTACCTGTGGTACCTGTGGTACCTGTGGTACCTGTGTCACTATTGCAGTAGCCTCTGGTAAAATTAGGTTAACTTCCGTATCCAGTAATACGTGACGCCCAGTTGCAATTCCACGCTTGATATAACGTATTTTC